TCATTTCTTCCATCGACTCAGATCCTTTTGCTAACAGATCATGATATATCTGTCGAGCATACTCAAAGTCATTATTAGCTGTGTTTGAATCCATCATAACGCACTGTCAATTCCTAATATATTTGTTGTAAATCCAAAGTCACTGTCTGGGCTAGCACTGCCTGGATTAGGTGTCACTGTTATTCTTTCTAATGGAACGTCTGAATCATTAAGCCCGGCATTAATATCGAGAATATCAGTAATAGCTGTACGTATAATACCACTAGATGTAACCGGTCCGTGAAACGTAATATGCATATCAAAGTCCATGGTATATACTATTGTTCTACGTGAAGCAACCTCACCTTCATAGTCATCATTCATTGTAACGCCAGTCAAAATAATTGGTACGTCTTCTTTTATAGTATCAATATCGTCAAAAGGTTTAATGCTTAAAGTATATTGTGGATTAAAATATGGTATAACTTGTTCAACCACCTGCAAAGCGTCGTCTTGCATTTTTGCAAAAACGCTCAGTTGAAAGCTAATCATATATGGAACGCCAACTTCTATCTTACTACGAGATAAAACTGTACCGGCCACGGGGGCACGTGCAGTAACGTTAGCTTTTGGCAACTGTCTTGCAGGATCATAAGAAATATTCATAATCTCAAATGACATACGAGGAAGCTTTATCGCTACTCTGCGTTCTTCTAGATCAGGTACTTCTCTGATTCTATCGAGAAACTTAGACCTAGGTCCGTAAGATAAAGGTACTTTTTGTGTGTTAATAATACCACCGCTAGCGTCTTTACGCAAAACGTATATGTCGTTAAACATAGCACCAAAAGTAGCTACTGCTTTTCTTATTCTTTGATGATAAAAATAATTTCCAAACATTATCCAGGATCCCCAAATGGATTTGTCTCACTAAAGTCAATAAAATCTAAACCTTCAAAATCATCATTTTGTTCATTGGCATGCATTTGATTATCTTCCGTAAACGATGATACAGTTCCAGTTGCATTTGATTCTTGACCAGTAATAAGTTTTCCGGTAGTTGGCAGATGGAATTTTCCGTCACTTCCGCCTAAATGAATAACTGAAAGCGAATTTGCACTAGATACCCATTCAGAAACCTCTGCACCTAATACAGTTCCATCAACAAGAGTTTGTGTTACTCTCTCGCCTATTTGGAAATCTCCACTCACACCGCTTAATACCATATCAAATTCGTATGCATTTGTTTGTTCTATAGTATCTATGGTGGTAAGATCCGTATCAAGATCTTCACCAGAATATTCAAATAGTTGACAACGCATTTTAAATGTAGGTAGATTTGCTAACTGATAAAATGGTTGCTCGTGTTCTACATGCATAACTTCAAACATTGATTTAGAAAGTGGAAGGAATATGAGATCTCCTTCTCTCGGTCTTTCACCTTCTATTTGGTTATCAACTTTGCCAACCGTAGTATTCCAACGTCTTCGAGACACGATAAAAGTAGCTTCATCCCGTATCTCAACTCCGAACTTAGTGAATAAGTCTCCTTCACCGTCGAATCCTTCTGTGTTTTCAATGTACATCTCAATCTTATAAGAGTTACTAAATTTTGACGATACGTCTTCGCCTAATATTCTATTCTCATTTACAACAGTACGCGGTAGATAATAGACATCTTGTCCATACATCTTTAGAGATTCTATGATTATATTTTCATAGAGCTTCTGTTCAGATCTAATTGCATCTGAGAAATAAATATTTCGTGCCATGTTAACCTACAAAAAAGTTAGGTGGAAGTTCATGTTCTAAACGTATGCGTTCGCGAAGCCTATCAATTTCTTGTAAAGCATCGTCGTATAACTGTCTACCGTTTAGTGTAACGCCTCCAGGTAATTGCATTCCTTCGAACTTAATTAGGTTTGCGCCCCATTGTTGTTTTATTAGCTGAGTAGAATATTCTTTTAACCACATATCATCATATACACTTGTATGAGTATCTGGATCTATTATTTGATATATCTCTGCAACTACAAAATCTCCTACCTTTATTTCTTTTTCAGCAAACGAACCATGTATATAAAGCCTATCTTGTCGTCTAGCAAATTCTACTTGCGGATGCCCATTTAGCTTCATATCTAATAACGATAGATATTGTTGCAATTGCTCATAGTAAGCCAAGTCACCGGCAAAGTTTTGCATATCAGCAATATCATTTAACATCAACTGATATTTTATATCAAAGAAGTTACGAGAAGAGCCGAATGAAGAATTGATCGGTAATAAGCGAGATACATATATAATATTAGAAGAAATAGGAATATAACCATTATCAACATCAGTTTGTGTAACCTGATGCTTTAGGTATGTTTTAATCGTAGCGTCAGAGTGAAACTCTTGATACATCTGTAATGCATCATCAACTCTCTCTTCAAGTTGATCGTCATCTACATTGATCTCTAATACAGGATCACCGAGTCTACGAAGACAATAGTCGATCAATCCTTGCCTTGATGTTGGTGCTGCCATATTCGTTCCTTTTCAAAAACTTTTATCTATTTATACGTTTACAATTACTAGGAAGTGTGTTATAATAGAACAATGATAACTGGAAACACAATACAAATTTTTCCAATTAATGTATATGAAGGTGAAATTACTGAAGCTGTTCATAATACAACTATGGATAAATTAGAAAATGTTCAATGGGATTATCCGGTTGAACATTCTTCAGAAGCACATAAAATGAATATATCCGCCGACGGAACTGCAAATTTTCAATCCGATGTTATATCACAATTTGACTTATCAGAATTTAATGATGAGCTTATAAAGCATATACAAGAATATTCTAAAAACATTGGAGGATATATTGGAGACTTTTCAAGAACTTCTTGGATAACAAAATATGAAAAGGGTGACTATGCTCAGCAGCATTCACATGGTTCAGCAAGCATATCGGTAGCTTATTACATTGCTAGTAATGGGCAAGATGGAGATTTCTATTTTTCTAACCCTGGACAACAAAAGTATGCAGCTAATACATCGCATTTACCAAATATGGTAAGAATATCTCCACAAGAAAGGAAGCTATTATTATTTCCAAGTTGGTTAGAACACGGCGTGTTTAAAAATAAAACCGAAAATATTAGGAAATGCTTATCAGCTAATATATATTTTTAATGAAAACAGTATTTACAAATGGATGCTTCGACATTTTACATCGAGGTCACTTAGATTATTTAAAAGAATCTGCCTTTTGGGGAGAAAGACTTATTGTCGGTATCAACTCAGACAGTAGTGTACGTAAACTAAAAGGTTCAGATAGGCCAATAAATAAAGAAGAAGACAGAAAGTTTGCATTAGAATGTTTAAGCTTTGTTGATCGTGTTTATATTTTTGATGAGCCAAACCCATATGAATTAATTAAATATATAAGACCAGACATAATTACCAAAGGTGGTGATTATGTTCCAGATAATGTTATAGGTAACGATTTAGCTAGGATAAAAATTATACCATATACAATAGGGTATTCTACTACTAAATTTATTGAAAGGATTCGCAATGACACAACTTGAAGGCTTTGTCGAAAAAGGTTGGGGCCATGAAAATATCTTTGCTACTAATGATAAGTATTGTGGAAAATTATTAGCATTTAATGAAGGATCAAGATTTTCAATGCATTTCCATGCAGAAAAAGATGAATCATGGTTTGTTCTTGAAGGAGTGTTTGATTTACTCACAATAGAAACTTTAGACGCTACTGTAAAAAAAGAAAGATTAACGGCTGGAGATAGCAGAAGAATTAAACCTTTGATACCGCATCAACTCATATGCGTGCAAAAAGGAACTATTATAGAAGTTTCTACTCCAGATTCCGTAGAAGATAATTATAGAGTTGCAAAAGGCAATAGTCAAAAATGATAATATGGGGTATGTCAAAGAATGGCCATGACTGGGCAATTGCCATATTTAAAGATAAAGAACTTATTAGAGTTATATCTGGTAAAGGACGTAAGCATACACTTAAAGCAGTTAGAGATGCTAAACAAGAAGGCGAACCTGATTTAGTAGTATGGTATGAAAATCCGTATCTTAAAGCTATTAGGCAATTTTTAGCCGGACAAAAGAGACCGTTTCATAGAAATAATATTAAACGTTATTTACGTGATATACAAATTGACTGTAAATGGACTTATGTTGGACATCATGAGTCTCATGCTGCCGCTTTTTATAAAAGCGGATTTGAAGATGCAACAGTAGTTGTCTTTGATAGTATAGGAGAATTTGATTGTACTACGATATGGAAAGCAGAGAACGGTAAACTTAAAAAGCTAAAGTCATCAAAATATCCTCATAGCTTGGGATTATTTTATTCTGCTATGACCGATCGTGTAGGATTAAAGCCACAAAAGGATGAAGCAAAGTTTGAAGAGATGTCACACTCTTTTACACCATTTTCTCTATTAAGAACCCATATTGAAATAGATATAATAAAAAAATGGGAACCTATGCCTAAATTTAAAATGAACTTTCATCGTGGCGCACGAGGAATGTGGTGGGGTAAAGGCAATAAAGAGATAGCAAGTGCAACAAGAGGAATATTTGAACAGTGTATAACTTACATATTAAGATATGCAAGAAAAATTACAACTAGTAAAAATTTAGTAATAAGTGGCGGAGTGGCATTTAATAAATCAATGCCAAAGCTTGTTGGTAAAACCTGGGATGACTTATACATTCCGCCAAATCCAAGTGATACAGGTTCAGCGGAGGGCGCAGTATTAGCGTATTTAAATAATGGTTGATTTAAAAGCAATGGAAATACCTGATTATAATCCTGGTCAGGTAGAAAATAAAAATAACCAGGTGATTTGGCCTAAAACATTTCCTAAAACTAATATAGCATTTGAACGGAAAGATGTTATTACACAAGGAGCATCGTTAGAACCTATTGAAGGAGCTTTAGAAGCTATAAAAAATCTAAGACTAAAAGGTTATAAAGTCGGATTAATTATGGATGAAGCTGGTTCCACTGAACAAAAATCAGAATCTATGCTACAAGGACTTATGAAAGTATTTGGTGATGCTGGTATTATGACTATTGACTATATGTACTATTCTATTGGAATAGAAAAACAAGATCCTTTTGTAAAGCCAAGTACAGGAATGTTTAAAAGAGCAGTGCAAGAACAGGGAATTGTTTTTAAAAATGGATGGTATGTAGGTTATACTATTGCAGATGCTAAAGCTGCATTTAAGGTTGGTTCGCGAACAGCATTAATTAATCCAACAGAAGAAACGATTAAGAAGCTTAATAGCTTTGCTAATCAAAAGATAAAAAAGAAAACACGAATATTTAAATCACTTACAGAGTTTGAAAAGACCCTTAAGTAATCTCAGGAAATAAACATTCGTCTATATATTTCCTAACTACATCAGGAGCCACACCCATATTTTCCATTACTCTTGGTGTATGTGGATTTTTCTTCTGATTGATTGCATACCAATTATGTTTATGAGTATAATTTGTTTTAGTACTCAGTCCTATATTATTTACAAAGTATTCTAAGTTATTGACAGCAAGATCCAATAACTCCTGTAATTCGTCAGGGTCTCTAACGTTACCAGCTGAAACCATGGAACCGCTGAATATAGCCTTTGCCCAATCAGGCAATTCTCTTTTCTTTGATGGAATAAAACTGTGTACATTCTCTTTAAACTGTGATAATATATGACTATCAGGATCAATAGGACTAAAGTCGTGAAAGGCTCCGGTTACTTTCTTTGGTCCAGCAATAATATCAAAACCGTAAATCGGTGCAGGATCGTTAACATGTGGATAGACGCACAAATGCATCATCCATAGTTTTCGATCTTCTCGCGCATCAATAATGTCTAAGTCTGCTCTGCGCCAAATGTCAGGAGAATAATATGTAGTTGCAGGCCACGGAAAATCGTGTATATGTTTAGTAGTAGAAAGAGATTCTAAAAGCTCTCTCATTTTTTCACTAGTTTCTATAAGTTTTTCAAAGATCATATTCTTGCTCTAATTCTCTAAATAATGTAGTGGCATATTTAAATACTTTCTTGGCTTCATCGGCCATGTCTTCACTTAGTTTGTTTCTAACATATTCGATTAATTCTTTTTTATCATCGAATTGATACATGCTATGTAAGCCATATGGAATTCTTTTTGAGATCATGTTTCCGCCGTACATGTCACCAAAGTGTCTAACATAGATATGTGCCCAACATTGTTGTTCATCTATAGTTTTTACATAATCAACGTATTCTTGAGTAACATCGTATATTCTAAAATCTTTAATGCACTTTATACTATCTAAATCATTAGATATTTTTTCATGTCTTTTTATATGAGGAATATCTTTTAATATACCTAAATCATCAGCATGATTTTCAAGTCCCCTATACATGATCTTTTGCTGATATAAATAGTTTGCATACTGCTGTTCAGGTATTTCTCCTGACATTAGTAATTTTGCAAAAGGACTATTTTCGGCTCTGCCGTGTACGTCTTTAACTAAGTCTCGTAACGCCATAATGTAACCCTTAATTATGAAATAGATATTTATATGATATATGTAACAGGTGATATGATTATAGATGAGTATATCTATGGTACTACAACTCGCATTTCTCCAGAAGCACCAGTCCCCATTGTAGATTTAACCTCACGCGAAAAGCGATGGGGAGGTTGTGGCAATGTATACAATAATATTGTACAAGTCTATTCTACCGCTAGATTAGCTTGTTATAAAGATAATTCTAATTTAGACATGTTTCCAATTAATCCTTACCATGCATTTTTTGATACAAATAAAATACCTCTAAAAACTAGAATTATGTCAAATAATCGATATATGTCTCGGATAGATGATGAAGAGTATATACAAAATTCTGAATTAGAAGATAAAATACTAAAACTATGGAATGCAGAAAGTGGACTTATTGTATTATCAGATTATAATAAAGGAACTATAAAAAATCCTTTAGAATTTATAAAAAATGCTAAAGCTAAAGTGTTAGTAGATCCTAAGTTATCATTAGATAATTATAAAGGCGCATATCTTTTAAAGCCAAACCAAAAAGAATTTGAAGATTATGTAGGAGTCTGTAAGACACCAAAGGAGTTAATGGCTAAAGCGCAACTAACAAGAGATCATTTAGAATTAGAACATTTAGTTGTTACATTAGGAGAAGACGGAGTGTTATTGGTCGGAGATACTATAGAGCACTATGAATCAGAAGTTGAAGAAGTATTTGATGTGACTGGTGCAGGAGATACATTTATGGCAGGATTAGCTTTAGGTACAGAGGCTGGCATGTCTATATCAGCCTCAACAAGAACCGCAAATAAATTAGCTGGTATAGCAGTATCACATAACGGAACTTATACTATTACAGGCGAAGACTGGATAGAATCAATAAAGGTATTACAATGAAAAAAAGAGTGTTAATAACTGGTACAGAAGGATTTATTGGAAAAAATCTAGTAGAGTACTTTAATAATAATAATATAGAAACTATAGAATGGAATACTCCATATGCAATTCCTGATGCAACAGTTATGGATTCAATAGATGAAGTTATACATCTAGGAGCTATCTCGAGTACAACGGAAACTGATGTCGATCTAATATTAGATCACAATTATAATTTTAGTTATAAACTTCTGATGCAATGTCTAGAACATAAAGTAGATTTTCAATATGCATCTTCAGCTTCGGTATATGGAAAAAAGAATGGTTTTACTTTAGATGAAATTAAATCAAGGCAAGACGAACTTTATGAAACTGGCGGAAACCCTATACTTGATCCAATGGATCATGATGGTACGCATGAAGAAGGTTTACCAGACCCTCAGAATGCATACGCCTGGTCTAAATACATGTTTGATAGATTAGTAAAAGATACGTTAAGGGTTAATATACCTATCCATATTAAAGGCTTTAGATATTTTAATGTGTATGGCCCGCATGAAGAACATAAGGGTGAACAAGCTAGTGTCGTTAGTAAATGGATAAGAGATAATAAAGCGGAAATATTTGAAGATAGCAAATCAATGTTTAGGGATTTTGTTCACGTAAAAGATATATGTGAAATACATAGGAGAATGTTAGATCTTCCATATTCTGGAATTTATAATGTAGGAACAGGAATATGCTATAGCTTTGAACATTTAGCTAATATCATGACAAAATATAAGGGGTTTAGTGTATATAAAAAAGAAATGCCAGAAAATCTTAAAGCGCATTATCAATACTACACTAAGGCCAACCCTAAAATGTTAGAGGCAGCCTTAGGTGGTGATTTTGATTGGACAGAAATCATTCAATTTTTATCTGACTTAGATATGGATGATCCTAATCCTCTGAATTGGCAATAGTAACTAGAACATTTAACTCTGGTAAATATAAGTGTTCAATCGCTGAATTTACCAGAGTATTAACTGCATCTTCTAATGTTTCCACAAGAGGTTCTCCACCTAAATTAAACGATGTATTAAAAATTACTGGAATTCCAGTTTGTTTTTTAAACTCTTTTATCAAATTATAATAGTGAGGATTTTGTTCTTCGTTTACAGTTTGAATTCTACAAGTTCCGTCGACGTGGATAATTGAAGGAATTTTTTCTCCCACACCTTCTTTACAATCTACGGCATACATCATATGTGGACTAGATTCCATGCCTCGCAAATCAAACCAATCATGAACGTCTTCTTCAAGAATTGTACCGGCAAACGGTCTAAAATATTCTCTTCGTTTTACTTGATTTACATGATCTTTGCCATTAGGATCTGCAGGATTATATAATATACTTCTATTACCTAATGCCCTTGGACCAGATTCAGATCTTCCTTGAAAAATAGTCACAATAGTATTATCTTTAATAATATCAACTACATCAGAATATTTAACATTTTCTTTTATCTCTGAATCTTGAGGAACAAGAGATTTAACATCATCTAAGTTATATTTTTGTTCTGGACCTAAATAGCAACTTCTAGTTAATTTATATCGACCTTCTCCAGTAATAGCAGTATTTAAATGATAACAAAGAAGAGCTCCTCCAATACACGTACCAGCATCACTAGAAATAGGTTCAACATATAATTCAATGCCTTTTTCTTGTAAATCTTTTAAATATTCATAATTAGCTACACAGTTTAATCCGTATCCTCCAGATAAAACAACTTGAGTTTTTCCAGACATATCAACTGCTTTTTTAATTAATCTAAGCACTTGAGCCTGTGTTTCATGCTGAACTTGATACGCAACATCTCTTCTATTTTCTAAAGTAGTAAGATCCTGCCCTTGTTGTCTATGCAAATTATGACCTGATACCCTATTAGTTCCACCAACATAAATAGCAGAATTAGGATATGTTGGTATAAATTTACCACGATTTGCTAAGAAAAAATTCTCTCCGTCGATATATGCAGGTTCAAACATAGGAGGAAGATCTGGATTAGGCTTACCATACGGAGCTAAGCCCATAGTTTTACCAGCCTCAATCGCCGAAAATCCACAATATTCCGTAACACTCTCATATGTTTTTGTAATACCTGCACGATCAGATACTAACATATCAAAAGAGTCAGTTCCTAGCTCATCTTGAGATTGAAAATTACGAGTCAGCATTGGAGGAATATCAGCAGCATGGCCATGATGCTTATATAAGTTTGCAAACTTATGTGGATATCCACAATCAATAATGCTTTCAATTTCATATGTTATTTCTGCTCTAGGACCCATACCGCTTTGAAATTCCATATTTGCAAATGTACCTGCCCCATCTACGATTACGGCAACTGCATCAGTCCATCCCGATCTATAAAAAGCAGCAGCGGCATGAAGCTTGTGGTGTATGTGAGAATAGTCTAGCACTTGTGGGTGATTGCGAGTATCTCTCCGTCGTTCAATTAATCCTAATTTTCTTGCTAATCCTGTATAGACGTCATCACCAGAAAAGTCTACTGAAGCAGATTGATCTAATGGCTGAGTATGAGCAATAACAAGATAATCAATCTTATTTGTATATTCTAAGGTTTTAATTAAAGATGCATAAGGACCACCATCATATTTGTGACGGGTTAACCTTTCTTCTTCTATGTGAAAAACAATTTCTCCATCTTTTAAAAGACAAGCTCCTCCATTATGTCCTCTTGTAACAGATAAAATATATCCTGTACTCATCTTAATATTCCTTCACTACATTAAGTATTTCATTTTTTTTCTTATCATCCATTATCATTAAACCTTCATTGTTTAAATCATATGATGGATCAAAAGATACTCTCATAGGAGAGAATTTTCTTTTTCCTTCACCAAGATCAAATATATTAAAATCTTTATTATTAGGATAACTAATACTTTCTGGATTAGTTCCTCCAATTACAACGGTTGCTGGCTTATTTAAAGCATTTGCAAAGTGTTGTCCTACAGAATCACAACCAAAAAATCCATCAGTAGCATTTACAATTGCTGCCCATTGAATAAGCCCCAAATCTTTAGGCATCATAATTCCTAGATCTTTATCAGTTGGAATAGGAAAAGAGCTCATCATAATAATAGCATATTCTTCTTTAAGTTTATCAATGAACCAAAGAACATCAGATAACTCAAAGCTTCTTCCTGTAGAATCAATTATAAATCTTCCCTCAAGTGTAGCACCTGAACCAAAAGGCTGAAAAACAATAGACTTTTTCTTACGCATATTGTTTTTAGCATCTTCAACAAAATTATAACCGAATACCTGATCTCTTTTAGATAGCTCTAAATTTAAGTCCATAGGTTCTGGAATATCATCATGTTCGTTAATTAGTATATCAAAGGCCTGAGACATACTACATTTTTGAGTATAATATGCATTAAGCCTATACGGCTCAGGGCTAATACATTCTCGATTAGCTAAGAAAGTTTCAAATAGATTTTTTGTTGTAGGAACATACGATTTATCTCTAAGAGTAGGACTCATTAGATAAAGTTCTGGCCAGGCTTCAGCTATAATAATAGCATCTGGATTTTCTTTGATATGTTTTTCTAGTGCAGGAATTGCACATAGAACTCTTCCGGCCCCGCCGTTAACGAAGAAGGCTTTATCCATTGTATACTCCATAAAGTAGTTACTTGTTCATTCATTTTTTCATTGCATCCCACCAATGAGAGGCTTGCATTGTATTTACGATATCTCCATCAGGATCTCTTACATTTCCATCTTCGTCTATCGATAATACATGACTATATATATTACCCTTATTTACTTCTTTCCAGTTATCTAAGTTTACGCAATCTTTCTTAAAGTCAGAAATTAAATCTAGCCTTTTTCCAGTCATTAATGTTTCGTATACTCTGTATGCAACTAGTTCATGATTTTCTGGGCTTAAATGGTTTAATCTTTGGTCACATCCTTGCCATTTCTCTATCATAATTTGTTTCCACAAATTGGTATGCTCGTCTTGATCACTTCCAAATTCTTCAGTAGATATTTTGGTCAGATTTCCGGAAACTTCTACATGAGGCATTACAGGGATTCCTTCAATATGAGCTTCAGGAAATCCAGGAATTACAACATATCTTAAGCGTTTTATTGACGCTATATAATTACAAAACCCAATAAAACTTTGATAAAGAGCTTGATCATTAAGATCATCTTGTAGATGCTCTTTATACATATCAATTGCTGTCACTATTGGTTTTATATCATGAAGATTGTATCCTTCACGCATATGAATGTTTCCCCAATCAGGACGATCTTTTACAAACCATCTTCGCGAGGATTGAGTCAATTGAAAAACAGCAAAATCCCCTGGTTGCATATGAGGAATTGCCTGTAATATGTTTTTGAAAGTATATTCTATAGAAGAGCCAGTTGCCGAAAAGTTATGAAGATCAATATCTTTTCTTGTAGTTTCATTAATTTTAGCGTGAACTTGCCTAAACCAGCTTAAACTAGCTGCAGGAGGATCTTCTGGTTGTCCGGCCGTAAAACTATCACCGAACAACCAAAAATTATTGTTATTTGTAGTACTCATAAATAAATGGGTCTTTCGCTTTCATTTTTTTCAATTTACTTCTTCTTTTAAAGTAATTTTTAATATTATACCATAATAATTTCATATTGTACACCTATTTATTAAGGGGTTTGATAAGTGATTCTTACCGCTCCCATTCTTCCAGAGTCTCCGCAGTTACCGTTACCACCCATGGTATGAGTCATTGTTCCACCTAATCCTGGCCAGCGTCTCCAGCCGGATCCGTTGGTACAACATGCAGCACAACATTTTCCATAACATGTTCCGCTTGACCAACCAAAACAACATCCTACGCAACATGTTCCATTATAATTTGAGTTACACATGAATGGAACTCCTGGCTCAAAGGTATATCCGTAGTGGTTTGTATCATAGCACCAACCGCCCCAGTGTCCAGGAACTTTATATATAACCGATCTTGGTGAACATCCATAAGCATACATTCTATTTGAAACGTTACCAACCATTCCGCATGACGCACAAGAGTTATCAAAGCAATAGTATGTTGAACACTGACACCAGCATCCACCTGAATCCCAACACCAAGGTGCAGCAGCTCTACAACAGCAAGACGTGCCTCCTTGAAATGAAACAATTTGCATAAAACTGTGTCTGCCAGGGTTAGCACAAACGTTACACATGCCAGGGCCCTGTATATACGTAGGACCGCCGTTTGTGTAATAGGTGTCGTTTTGGCCTACATAGCAGCAATAAGCACATCCAGCACAAACTGTATATTGTTCTCCAGCAGTCACTGGTAGATTTACTGTGAAGAATGCACCAGTACCACCGTATGGAGAACCGCCGCAACCGGATATGCCTCCACTACTATTACCTGGACCCCAACCTGTAAACTGAACTTTTGACACGCCAGATGGTACAGTAAATTGACAACAAAAACCGCATCTCCAATATCCACTACAGCAACAACATCCTGGATTAGCCACCGTTTGATCTGCTACCCAAATTGTTGTGATTCCACTAGCTCCTTCTACATAAGGATCTGGAATACAATTCCAAGCTCTACAATACTGGGTTCGACCTATCATTGAGTCAGTTCGAAGACACGTGTTTAAAGTAGTTAAGTCCTCTAATCCTTGAGAGGCGTTTACTTTATTGTATTCTTCGCAACAATAACAGCATTTGCAGCAGTTTAAACATGTTTGGCAAGCGGTGACTTGGTTATTAGCAGTGTTAAATCTATTTACTGCTCTAGTTGCCTGATCTTGCGCCGCGGCCAACTGAGTATCGGCATACAAGTACTTATCTAATGCTGCGTAATATAATACGTCTGCCATACTCTATTCCTTTAATTAAAATCTTTAAAAACTTCTGGTGAATTAGCTGGTGTAGGTAACTCATAAGGTGAATTCCCAGGATATTGATTAAGTTCACCGCCTGAATTGTCTAAAAGCTCATTTTGTTTTACAGTAGTAATTGCTGTAGCCACAGTTAGCGGAACTTTAGGAACTTCAGTTCTTGAAGGATGAGTTGTATATGCCCATGGCCATTTACCTTCTTCTCCGGCTATATAAGTATTTAATCTTGTTATATAGGAAGCTGCGTCTGATTCACCTGCTGGACCAAGATCGTAGGTTTCATAATAATGCCTAACATTATGCAATCGCTGTTTAGCTAAGAAAGCGTTATGAGATTCTGCAGATCTTGTTATCTGTCTAAATAGAATATTATCAAATTTATCTCCATTAGAATCGACGTCTTTGCTTACAAAAAGCTCATATACTTTATGAAGATTTGGATTTGTCACTCTTTTATATGTTACAGAATTATCTGCTGCAAGAGTCGCATCTTCTTCTATCTCGTCATGAGGCATATTCATACACTCAGCATTCTCACTATCTTGTGAATGGAAATGTCTTAATATCCAACACGCAGCCGCATGTTTATTTCCTGAAGTAGCATCTAGTCTAATATTTAAAGTAGGAGCTCCATCTCCCGCTACAGGATCGCTATTAAAAGCGTGAGCTGCATCGCTATCCATATCGAACGAAGTTGCAAATACTGAACCGTCTTGATTAGCATACAATGTAACATCGTTTGGTCCATTATATACTGTAGTTGTTGTTTTACCTGCATCCCAAGAGTTGACATATGGCTCATCAGGAATTGGATATGTAATAGTAATTGGCATTTTATATCCCTCTTAGAGAATTAAGAATTTGTTTGTTTTGTTTATTTATACTCATATTATATGCAACCCCATCGTAAGTATACTGCGCCGCCGCGGCCAATATCACCACACCAAGCAGTACCACCACCCATTGCGTGGTTCACCGCCCCACCTGCACCTGGAATTCGCCTATAGCCACAACAGTTTTGGCAGGCCTGTCCACCCCAACATGTTTGTGAAGTAAAGCAATCACATTGAATACATGGGAATTTAGGAGTACCTTGAGAACACGCATTTCCGTAGTTGTCGTTACTAAAAAATCCTTTTGAAAGGATACCAGGAACTGTAAAACAAGTGTTAGGCACTCTAATGTCATTCCAAGAACCGGTGTTAATTGATGTATATGCAACTGTACATCTAGAAGGCATATAGGGCATTGTACATTGACAGTAGCCACCTTGTCCTTGGTGGCCTTCATAACCGAACATTCCTCGGCTGTTCTCAAAGCACATCCAGTGACCTTGAGTGCATAGACAATTACCACTGTTCCAATAGCCTCTGCAGTATCCTTGAGTCCAAGCACCACAACAACCATCACGTTCTACCATTTCACATGCCAGATTAGAATATCCGCTCATTGCACACATACACATACAAACAGCCGAGCCTGTTGCAGTAGTACAACCGTATACCGCACTATGAGTTCCTATATTACTAGCTGGATAACCACCTTCACAGCCTTTTGCATAACAGCAAATAGCACATCCTGATTGAAGACAAAATGTATCACCTGGAGAGACACAAATAATTTGAGACAAGTATGCACCAGTTATACCATTGGGGCTAAATGCGCAACAAGATCCCCAAGTAGTAGAAGCACCCGGTCCCCAGATTTCAAATTGTACTCTATTAGTACCAGCTGGAACTGTCCAGTTACAATTAAATCCACATTGCCCATGACAGCAGTTAGTAGTAACTCCATCAAGACACAGACATCCTACACTCGAATATCCAGCATAATCGCATAAATCTACAATATATTGCCACGTGCATACGCATTCTACAGGACTAGAATAAAACATAAAATGGCAGTCGCATAGCCCAAGTAGGCTTAAATCTCCTCCAAAGTTGGCTACATACTGCTGAGCACTGTCAATTAAACTATCGTAATTTGCAATAGAATCTGCTAATGCCGTTATTTGAGCAGGAAGAGTTCCTATCGCAGAATCTGCTGAGTCTCTTATACGCCGTTGAGTCGCAATCTGATCGCTCTTAGCATTAACAGATTTTATCAGCTGATTATATTGTAAAACATTAATTGCCATTTTTTACCTCTACCATTATAACACGGTCGTTTGTATTCGTTCTATTGATCCGTCGCTATTATATGTAATAGAAACGCTTTTTTCTTCTGTAAATCCAAATCCTAAAACCATTTTTTCTTTATAAGATTTAACTTCATCGGTATACGAATCGTAATCTATCTCAGAAACAGTTATCGGTCCAATAGTATATCCTAATGCTCTTCTTCCGCCAGAGTCTCCACGATCAGAGTCAAGGAATGGATTTCCTGTATTTGCACCAGTCGCCCATGTAGTATTAGCAGAGTCATAATTTCCAGCACCTATTGCATCAACCAAAGAATTAAGTGCTTCATCTACATAACCTTTAGTTGCTTTCTCCGTTGGAACAGCAAGGTTTGAGTTACCAGATAACGTTGCATCTGATGAGAACTCGTTAATTGATTCACCAATTTGTGCAC